GACCAAACCAGAGCAGTTTACGAAATGTGCTGTCGGAATGGATGGATTGCTTTGGTTGGATCAGACAAGACAAGCTTCTCTGAAATAGTGAACAACGAAAAAGTTACTCGGCCATTTGCCAGAATTGCAAATGGCGACCCATTTAGCGGAAAAGATGCTGGTTCCAGGGTCGGCTGGAAATGGAGGCTTTGCCCCGTTTGGAGGTGGTCGAACCCAACAATCAAAGACATCTTAGCAAATCTTTTGGCTGGGGATGGATTCGTTGCGGATGATGTTCCGGCTGTTTGGTATGAGCATATTAGAGCCGAGCAAAAAGTGGCAGTTAAAAACCCCATGACTGGAAGAACCAGATTTGTCTGGAAGCAACTCGGAAGACAAAATCACTTAATGGACTGCGAGTGCATGAACATTGTGGGTGCTGGACTGCATAGGCTCTTGCAAGTTTCCCCTGCAAGCTTGACAGATTATGAGTTGAATGGCGAAGGGTGATTTCATTGGGCTACCCCTCACCACCCTAACTTCTCTTCGTGATAAATACATCACTTGTTTGGAAGCGATTGCGGTGGCTGGTGCGAGCTATTCAATTGCTGGACGATCTTTCTCTAGGGCAAATCTTGGAGAAGTGCGTGATACGATTGCCGAGCTTACCCTTGCTATTCAGCAAGCAACTGGTGGCCGAGTCCGAACCACCTACGCAAAATTCGGCCCTGCTCGCTCGATTGGGATGGCATAAGTGAAAAAAATTGGGCTGAATTTTTTAGACAAAGCCATTGCATTTGTAAACCCCCAGGCGGCGGTTGATCGACTTGCGTCTAGGGCGAAGCTCACGGCTTTTGAATACGACGCAACCCAATACAATAGACAACGCCGGGGTCCATCATCTTTGTCTGGTGCAGAAGGATTCCGATCAAATTATGATCGAGTGGAATTGTTAAAGCGTTCCAGAGACTTGGCAGAAAACGTAGGGTTAGTCCGGGGGTTGTTAATGAAATTTGCCAGCCATTGTGCGGGCAACATTTCATACCAAGCGAGAACCGAAAGCCCTAAAGTTAATTCTGATGTAGAGGCTTATTGGAATGAATGGTGGGACAAGTGCGATTTGTCGGAACGAAACACCGGGTCGTTCTTGATGCAGATTGCAATGATGTCGATGCTTCGTGATGGTGACTTTCTTTTTGTTTTAGTCCGAGATCAGAATGGAAATCTAAAGCTTCAAGGCATTGAAGCAGACCGACTTGGTGATCCAAACCGAACATACACAAGCTTGAATTTAATTAGCGGAATCCACATTGACCAAGAAACTGGCGCGCCTACTGGCTACGACATTTACCTTCGCACTTACGGAAACGCCTACATTTTCCAAACAACCATTCCCGCAAGCCAAGCGTTCCATCTTTACGACCCGCTTCGCATTGACCAATATCGAGGAATTTCTGCTTTCCATACTGCCATCAATGACTGCGTTGATTTGTATGAAATCATTGCATCGGAAAAAATGGCGGCAAAGCTCGCAAGTTCTCAAGCTGGAATTGTTAAGCGAAACAACAACAATGCTTCCGATTTGTCCACGCTCACAAATGACCTCAATGCAGACAATCAAATCATCAAGCTAGAAACCATTGAGCCTGGGAAGATTAGTTATTTAGAAGTCAATGAAGACATTGTTTTCCCAGATGGGCCAAGCCGTCCTTCTGGCGCATTTGCGGAATTTCACAAAATTCTTTTGCGGAACATTTGCATGGGAGTTGGGATTCCATATTCATTTGCAGTTGATCCGTCCTCGATGTCTGGGCCAACTGCTCGCCTTGAAATGCAACAAGCCGGACGAACATTCCGAAGATATCAAAAGCTTCTTGAGGACAAAGTGCTTCGACCATTAAAGAACATTGTAATTGCAGACGGAGTTGCGAGGGGATTGATTGCAAACAATCTTGGAAGCAAAAGCACAAGGGGAGTATTTAATTTTGGTGCGAATGTTTCCATAGATTTAGGTCGAGAATCACAAGCCAATATATCCGAGTTTAGAGCGGGCCTAACTACCGCTAGTTCCATATACGCCGAGAAGGGTCTCGACTTCGAAAGCTCAATGAGGCAAAGGGCATTGGAAGCAAAGCTAGTTAAGGATTTGGCAGAACAATACGGAGTTAGCCCAGATACAATTTCAGATATTAATAAACCAGTCCCAGCCCCGGCATTTGGATCACCCGCTCCAGAACAAATGGATGACGAACCGCAAGATGAAAATGCAGTCGTGGTTGTCCCTCCAATCAAAGAGCAAGACACCTCCACACGCACAACTGGTAGCGATAGCGACATTGATGTTGGTGAAGAAAGAGAGCCTACCGAAAAAGGCGCTACCGAAGATACGCAAAAAATTGGCGGGATACAGATTGAAAATAATCTTCAAGAGTTGTCCAAGCTAGATTCTAAAAGCGTAAATATGGTTATCAATGGGATGCTTAACGCTTGCGAGCTTGGCAAGTATTCGGACATTGACTTCACTCCTCCGCAGGGAGCCAAAGATGCGGCAAAAAGAGCCTTGGATGTAAGGGCAAAAAAACCAGCAAGCCAAAGGGGAATGACCCCAGTCGGGATTGCAAGGGCTAGAGATTTGATTGCTGGCAAATCTCTTTCACCCGACACCATTCGTAGAATGTTTTCATTCTTTAGCCGTCATGAAGTCGACAAGAAAGGCTCTGGGTGGGATGAGCAAGGCAAGGGATGGCAAGCGTGGAACGGATGGGGCGGAGACGCTGGTTATGCTTGGGTCAAAAAACTAATGAAGCAGATGGATAGCCGAGACGAAAAGCTAGAGGAACCAGCATCTTGTCCAATTGCAACGCAAGATATAAAGACCAATTTGGCTAACAGACAAAATGCCGTGGACGACGCCAACTATGGTCCAGCAAATCCAAACGAACCCAATGATGCTTATTGGAAGGCCAAGGCAGACGAGTTCCAGGGAGATGTGGCAACGGCAAAAAAAATGCTTTGTGGTAATTGTGCCGCCTTCAATCAGACAAACAAAGTTCTTGGATGCATCAAGAAAGGCATTGGCGAAGACGCTAACGAAGTAGCTATTGGCGGAAACCTTGGGTATTGCGAAATCTTTGATTTCAAGTGTGCGGCCAAACGGACTTGTGATGCATGGATTGTCGGTGGCCCAATTACAGACAAGACCAAATAATTGACAAACTAGGAGTGCTTATGGAAAACGCCAACGGCGAGACGATTCTCACAACTTTTCTGACTTATCAGAATCAATATAAGATATTTCATTGGCAGACAAAATCTTACAGCCAGCACAAGAGCTTTGGGGAAATCTATGAGTCTCTCACAGAAAACATTGATGAGTTTGTGGAAACCTTTATGGGAAAATATGGCAGAATCGTTTCTGCCTCTACATTTGATTTCAGCCTAGACAATTACTCTGAAACCCTTGGAGAATATAACGATGAGTTTATTTCTTTTCTTTCAGAAGAGCTTCCGGGCTATCTGAACGAAGGGGACAGCGACTTGCTAAACATTCGAGACACAATCCTGGGGAATGTGAATCAATTGAAATACCTCTTAACTTTGGTCTAAATATATGCCCCTACTTACCCCAAAAAAAGGCGAGAAAAGCAAAGACTTTGTTGGTCGATTTATGGGTCACGCAACAGCAGTGAAAGATTTCCCAGATGAAAAACAAAGAGTGGCTGTTGCTTATCAAACATACCGAGACTCAAAAAAAGCCCAGCGTAAAGAAGCTAGGCTTGAGGAAGAATCCACAATTATTCCTAATGTCTATATCTTGAGCCAAGGCGAAGCCAGGGGCCACGATTTGTTCATCGACAAGACCTCGATTGAGAAAGCCTATGAGCTTATGTCGAAAGCCCCCAATGGAGTTAAGGTTAAAATGAACCACGGCTCCGGGCTTGAGGCAGTTCTTGGATTTGCTCGGAATCCAAGAATTGAAGGCGACAAGCTAATGGCCGACCTGCATCTTCTAAAAAGCTCGCCCCACTATGCTTTAGTTAAAGAAATGGCAAACGAAGCCCCCGATCAATTTGGGGTTAGCTTGGCTTTCTTGAATGAATCTGAAACTATTGGCGGGAAAGATTACATTCGACCTCAAAGGATTGAGTCTGCCGATTTGGTTTCTAGCCCCGCAAGCAACGAGAAGTTTAGAGATTTTCAGAGCAAAGAAGCAGAAATGCTTGTGTTTGCTGTCGGGACAAAATTCCGATGCTGGGAGGGATACAAACCAGCAAAAGGAGTTAAACCCTACGAAGCCGGATCGTGCGTGAAGGCAGAAGAAAATTTGGGATACAATGTGGGAGGCGTTAGCATCCCTGCCGACATGCCACAAGCAGTTGTCGAGAGCGACCCAATACTTGACAAAAAAGGAGATAAAAATATGGATAAGAAATACATGGACGAATTGAGCGAACTCAAAGCTCGCCTAGAGGCTCTTGAAGCCGCTATGAAACCCGCTGACGAAGCCAAAGATCAAGCCGAAGATTCCGCAGAAGGAACGCCAGTTGCTGATGTTCCTTCGCC